CAATCTTGGCCTTCATATCGCGCTTGTGCGGCTCTTGTATAACCCACTGTAGCGCAACAGATCCATCTTCTTTGTAGGCAGTAGATATTCTCTTTGCGTCAAATCCCTCTGCGGTTTGGTGGACTAAATCCCTATGGGGTGATACGCCCTGAGAGGCGGCCTTTGCCTCTAATGATTTTAATAATCTGTCAACACTGCGCCTATTACAACTTAGCTTCCTAGCCGCCTTGTTAGCTGATCCAGTTTCAATAACAGCATCCAATACCTCGTGATGCCTATCTGTTGTTGCAAATTCCTTTAACACTCTAGGATCGATCTTGTCCATTTAACTCTCCTGCTGGTTTTGTAGCCTCGCGTATTCAGAATCATGCGGCACTTTAAGCAATACCCCGTTTTCCCTAGCCCAATGATACACGTTATCCATAAAGTGTACCATTTCGCCTTTTGTTAGCTTAGACGATGACTTTACTTGCCCTTCGATAACTGTCTTGCCTACCTTAACGTCATACGTACCTAGAAACCTTTGCTTTAACATCAGCTTCATATTTTCTTTAGTAGCGGTAGGCACTTTCTTAATAAACGCCTTAGATAACTCAGCGCACCAGACATGAAACAAAGCATTCTGGCTCAGTGATCGCGGGTCTTTGTAGGGTTCTAATTTAACGACTAAAGGCGCAGAGTAATCCCACGTCTCAATCCTTTTTAAAAGAAAAGGAAGCCTGTCTTCAGACTCTCGCTTATTGTTAATTCTAACGTGATCGCCCTGACTCACAATTTTACCCTCAACCACTTATCTGACATCTTCTCTGATTTGCCTTCCAGGCGGGGCGAGTTTAAAACGCGCAGTCTAGCTTCCTTGCAATAGCCTCTCAGCTTTTTGATCTTCTCGCTGGTAGCCGCAAAGTCAGCAATCGGGTACAAGTGTCTAGGCTCACAGAATGGTTGCCCCCTTAATCTACCTTTCATGGTAGACGGCACAATCCCATTGCGCTCATCATTTTGGAAAGTCCAGTTGCTGTACTCACGATAGCTATATGCCTTGCCATCTTTAAAATAAGGATGTTTACCCTTGAAAGGAACTAACACTGGGTGATATTTACTAGCCATTTATTAAACCCCCGTCATAATAAAAGCCGCGAGTCTCTAGATAATACTGCTTCATTTTTTCGTAATCTTCCCCATCTAGCCACGATATATCTGTAAGTTGCATATCAATGGTTTTAGCGCGAATAGAATCTGACTTAGTGGCTGACTTAGCTTGTGGCGAACCGCCCCTATCTTGCGCTCTGGCTAACCACGAATTAACAAACCGCTTAATACCTTTGGATGTCTTTCTTTTAGTAGGGTTAGCATCGCACCACGACTCCATGGCGGCTAGTTCTTGGTGAACATTAATTGCAGGATAGGCTCTCTGCCATGCAATTACATCGGCTTCTTCTGGTTGCCAATCTTCTTTGGTATTTAATAACATTAGTTCCCCCAAATTATCTCTGATTTATCAAACATGATTAATGGCTCTATGTCATCAGGATTAGGCTGTCTGCCTTTTGCAGTTCCCCCTGCCTGACTAACTTTAAATTTAGCCCGATGCATAAGACCATCGTGTACGACAATATAACCGAATCTGTTGTTTTCACGAAATATAAAATAAGAAGGTAGCATGGTGGTCTGGCTAAGATTAACCATCTCCATATACTTAGGAACATTAAGCGCACAAAATGCCTTCTTATTGTCGCCATACCATTTGCACTCAGCCCAGCCCAACATATCGCCACGACTATCTGGCTCTGCCCCATTATGAAACCAGCCATCCAGCCTATACTTTTTCAGGTTAGGTGATTGCTTGTGAGTGCAACCTAAATGCTTTGCCATCGCAATCAATAATCTTTCTTCATGCGACTTATCGGCCTTTGTTTCTCGCATAGTAATCATTCTGTTCTCCTATGGCTCGGCAAGCCTCGCCAAGTGATTAATAAATTATTTTTGTTTAAACTTTGTTTAACTTTTCTAAAGATGATTTAACCCTTTTACTTCAGAAAAAGTAAATTTACGATCTGAGGGCTTTGCGACTCAGCGGTTAATTCGTATTCGTATCGAATCTCTAATCTATCCCTTGGCAGAAACCGATCTGCTTCGGGGGCTATGCACTGGAGGGTCAACCACGCTCTGATGTTTAATTTAAAGAGTTCATCAGCCTCTAGCCCGAATACTTTTTGAACCTTAAAAGATTCAGCGGTTAAAGTAAACTCAAAAGCCTACTTATAACCAAATGATATAAAATCAGTAATTGATATATCCAAAGATAAGCACAACAACTGTATTGTGTGTATCTTCATGTTCTTGCTTTTGCGCCATCTTAATACCTGCTGTGGCGATGTATTAGCAATTTTTGCAAGCTGGCGACTGTTAACGCCTTTGCTTCTTTGGGCGGCAATTAAGCATCTGCCAGTGTCGATTAATTCCATGATTAAAAACCTTGTGTTATATTAATTAGGCGGGTTCCCCCGACTCGCGACCTCCTATGGTTTGCCCCCTTTCGAGGGGGCTTTTTTACCCTAGAACGGCACATCCTCATCTAACTCTTCCAGACTCATGCCAGATTGCTGTACAGGCGCACTGCTGGGCGTACTGCCATCGGTATAAAATACCTTTACGTTACCCAGTATCGGGGTCTGCACGTTAGCCTCGCGCTCTTCCTTGGTGGTAGATTGAGAGATAAAACCATTGTTCTCATACTGATCTTGCTCTTCAGTATCCACAAAGGTTGTGAGATCGAGATAAGTACCCTTTGCCCCTTTATATAGGCGAGACTTATCTATCTTGGTTACATCGATTCTTACAGATAATCCTACTTTCATTTTAACAACTCCACTTGGTTTACAATTTCAGCCACAGCCTTATCCACCTCTGTAGCTAGTTTTGCGATATAGTCATCATCGCGCTCAACCCGCACCAAAACGTGCGGCATTTCAGGATGATAAGCAAAGAAGTCCCACCACCCCCTTCTGGTTATCCACATACAGCCTTGGATTTGTTGCCAGTATTTCTTAACGCCTACCTGTGGATCACGTAAGTAACTAACCATCGTTCTAGGCGCAGGGCATTTGATTTCCAATCCTCCCAAGCTATCCCCGTTCTCAAGTATCAAGCCATCAGGGGAGCATCCAAACTCCCAATCGGTATCTAAAATAAAGCCAGTTTCGATAACCTCATTGCCAGAGATAAACTCATACGCCTCCCTAGCTTCTGGCTCTAACGCTGTGCCGCGTTCCATCCATTCGGTAATGTGAAACGGCTCAGATTTACCCGTAAGGCGTTCTGCGATTAACTCATTAATGTACCCATCAGCAGAGGTAGATGGCTTTCCAGTAAGCGTAATTAGCTTATTAAACATACTGGCAGAGGGCTTACCCAATCTTGCGGCAAGCCACTCTGGTGACCCCTGCATATGGTCTAAGATAATCACTTCTTAGCCTCTAGTGCGGCAACAGCGCGATCATAGTGAATATCTAAAATCTGATCGACTGACCGAACCTTCAACCACTTGCAGAATTTCTCACTATCAGCACCAGTCTCATCAAGTAATTTCTTGATGGCTATGATCTGGTCATCAGAGATAATCTTCTTATCATCGCCCCGTAGCATTGCAGATTCGGCATCATCGTCAGCCGTAGGTATTCCTGCGATAGATTGCAAAGCGTACCGTCTTGCGTACGTTATGGCTGACCCTGAAGCCTGTGGATCTTTCTTCACCGTTGGCAGGGTGTATTCCATTTCAAGCCATTGACCAGAAACGTGCATCAGGCGGGTAGATACACCGACACCGTTTTCATTGCTGACAGGGAATTGCGTATAGCTTAGACCGTTATCAGCAAAGGGTTGCTTGATGGCCTTGATAACTGACGTTAGATCGGCATAGCTAGATTTAAAGAAAGGGTTGGCACTGTCTTTAACAGCACCCCCCATTTGCGACTGAGCATTGCATAACGCATTTGCCAATTCATTGATTGCATCACTTGACTTCATGTTGACCTCCTACAGTCATTTCTTTTGCGTACTGCTCACCATAACCAACATAGTAAGCATCTGATTGCCCCTCTAGGGCAGGATAACCTACGACGCAGTCGTACTCACCGCGCTCTAGATCGTTAAGATCATTTATTCCCATATTGCCTCCTACAGCAAGTGCCCCCTCGCGGGGGCGGTTAGATTAAGCCGCAATCGCGGCCTTGGTTGGGCGTTTAAAAAAACCAAACTTGTCATCGTCATTTGACGCTTGAACAGTGGCGGTAAATGTGACGCGCTGACCTTTTAGCGACTCGTTATTTGCATCTAGGATAGATTGCGGTACTGTGCCCCACACTTTGAAGCCGCGATCATCTTTAACTACCATCTTGATAACACGTTGGCCGTAGGCAAAGCCATCAACTACCTTAGTGCTGATGATCTCACCCGTGATGATTTGCTTACCCGCTGTAATAGCTTCTGCGGATAAAATCTCATCTTGACGCTCTGCTTCCCAAACCGCCTGACGAATACCACTGGCAATCTTTTTCCAGAAGTTGCGCTTGATGTACGCCTGACGCTCTGCTTCTTTTTTGGCTTCACGCTTCTCAGCGGCTTTAGCGTTACGAGCATCTAAAATTGCAGGATCAGTCTTGACTGCACGATAGCCTAGACCGCCACAAGCAAAGCAAGTACCACCATAAACACGAACATAGTGCGGCAAGATGCCAGTTCCATCGCACTTGTGACAATCTCTTTTATATAATTTAGCCATGTCTTTATTACCTTTTTTGATTGATTGAAGTTAGATACTAGGCTATCTCAACCCTATTGTCAACACTTTTGTTTATTAATAGGCAAAAAAAAGCCCCGCGCTTGGCAGGGCTAGTGTTCTATGTGGAACTTAGTAAGACCAGATAGCAGGGCAGGGGAAGCCGTCATCTTCAGTACAGCCATCTAAGTGAATGAATCGACCCGATCCCTTTTGCTGTATGCCGATGCGTTGTATACCATGCTTCTGAGCCACTCTAATGATCTCTAACGCCTTTTCCCCGCTGGCTAGTATATCCACAGCCTTACCTGTTGTATGCGCCCCTAGCACCTCTTTACGGGCTTCTATGGGGTGTTGGGGGCTTCGGTAGGCACTGGATAGGGCAAAGCTAAAACCGCACTCGTGGCGAATAGCGTTCAGGGTCTCAAGAAAGTCTTTGTCGAATCCTTCCTCGCCAGTATGCTTGCACTTTAACTCTTTGGGCTTGAAATAATTTAGCTTTTCTTTCTTTGGTGATTTAGCCATTTTACTTCCTCATGTTCATCAATTTGCTTGCGCCTTTGATCCCAAAACTAGCAGAGATCGCCACAAACAATAAATACTGATACCACTCTGGCAGATCATTTAATGCGGCAAAT